GAGGACCTTGGCAAGGCGGCGCTTCTTCCACGCCGACCAGCCAGCCATGCCGATGCCGATGCCGGCGAAGGCGATCGTCGAGGGCTCCGGCACCACCACGAGGTAGCCCGAGTTCTCGTCGAAAATCATGTACTGGCCGTTGGAGGCCACGCCGGTCTGCCACACGCCGCCGCCCTGATCGGCGAACGAGAGGCCGTCGTAGGGGCCGCCCGCGACGCTCGTCAGGTTGACACTGGTGAACGAACCGACCTTCTCCGCCGGATCGAACGTAAACAGCGGGAACTGCGCGTTGTTCGGCAGAGCCGAAGCGAGCAGACCGAGATCCACGTTGAGATCACCAGCGAAGGTCACGTTCGAGGGAGCGCCGACCGCGTCCTCGCTGATGACCTTGTCGAAGCTCGTCGAATCACCGATGTAGAGCGTCGTGGTGGGAGTGGCACCACTGAGGTCGTTCTGCATCACGAAGCCGTCGGTGAGGGTCGTGAAGAAGCTCGAGCCGTCGCCCTTGCCCTTCAGCACACCACCGGTGTTGGTGAGGGTCGTCGCGGTGTTGATGTAGGCGCCGCCGAGACTCAGCGTGCCACCCAAACCAACCTCCACGCCCGTGTTGTTGGCCATCGAGCCGTTCCAGTTCACATCCCCTCTCACCAGCAGCGTGCCACCGTTGACGTTGCTGCTGGAGGTGAGGTTGGTGATCGTGGTGACGCCCGACCCGGCGATCGTCAGGATGTTGCCTGAGTTGATCGACAGGTTGTTGATGTTGGTCGTGCCGTTGTTGGTCAGCGTGGCGCCGCCAAAGAACAACGTGCCCGACGCGAAGTTGTAGTTGCCGCCCTGGACCGTCGAGTTCCCGAGTCGAACGCTCGACCCGGTGATGTTGATGATGCCAGGAGCGTTACCAGCACTGCTGAAAGTGACCTGGGTGCCCTGAGTGCTGGGCGCCCCGGTCGGGTTCCAGTTGGCCGCATTGCTCCAGCTCAGATTCGTCGCACCAGCGCCACGCGTCCAGGTCTTCGTCTGGGCGGAGGCAGTGGTGGAACTGAACGCGATCGCCAGAGCCGCGAGGCCCATGGCAAATGCGCTCGTAAAAGAAATCATTTTCTTCATTGAACGCCCTTTTCTGGGTGAAAAACCGAATCCCTGGAACAGATTGCCCTGACAAAACCGCACCAATCTGCACCGCAGCTCTCCCTAAACGGGCCCTCTAGGAACGTCTTATCAACGTTCGTCGAGAACCCGGCAAAGGAGAGGAGCCTGATCAAGCGCCGGGCGGCATCAACCGTGAGGATG